TACATTCCAACCTTTATAGATAGGTTTGTTTTGGAGGTCCCACTGAAATCCATCTTTTGTGATGGTTTTGCTCGTGTCTAATTTAAGAAGAGCAAGGAGGTTGTTTCCTTCATACTCTGATCCACATAGACCACTCGTTCCAGTTCCGGCTATAATTCCCGTATTTTTCATTTTGGCATATTTCTTTTTAACCTTGGGCCAGAGCTTATGATCTCCTATACACATAAAGGTGGGGTCAAAAGGAAGAGCCTTATATGACTCATTCACACATATTACAATTTCATCTTTCAGACGAGAAAGATCCACCTTTTTGAGAGAAGGGCCACTTGCTACAATAAAGCATCTCTTTCCTTCATACTTATTTGGTTTAATGGTTATCATTTTTCCTTTCCTTTGTTAAATTACATGAATGATAAATCACGAATGAGTGAGAAATAATACGTTCCCAATCCTTGAGTGCCTACGGTAAAGCCTTTGTCAATTACATCAAACTTTTTCAAAATAACTACCACAATAACTATCACTACGTCTGGTTTGTTAGGAACCTTGATAGTCTTAGTTGTGGTCGTGGTAGTTGTTTGAACACTTTTGTCCACAAGATTGTTACACCCTGATACGAACAAACACAATGCTAATCCTGTAATTAAAATAGTTCTCATAATGCTCCTTTTATTTCCAATAAGTTGGTATGCTTGCGTAATCTGATAATCCTGTACAGTTTTGATAGCAGTCTCCACCGTTAGGTGCTGGAGGTGCTCCATTGCTATAGTCTGGTGCGGTTAAAGAATAAGTTCCTGCTATGTCTTCATTAAGCCATAATTCTTCTGACGAACCGGCAAGGGAGGTACAACCACCAAATAGCAATTGATACACAGTTGCGGAGCCGACAAAATTAAAAAATCCGCTAGGTATAGACCCTAAGGATGTACAGTCTGTAAAAAATCCACTAAACACTTCTATGTTTACTAATTCAGTTATTAAGTCAGATGGTATATTTACTAAAGAACTACATGCGTTAAAAACATTATCTCCACTTGTTGTTGCAACGTCTGCTAATATTTGCCCTGTTACCGTTACTAAATTAGAGCAACCGAAAAACATTAACCTAAAATATTTAAAAGTTACTTCGCTTCCAAAGTGTACAGCGGTTGCCATTAATTTATCACCACCATTATTAAAGCTCCAAGCCTCAAAAGTTCCTGTAATCTTAATAGTGTATAGCCCCTCAACTGAATAAGTATGCGTAATATCTGCATCATCAAAAGCTGTAATTGTAGAACTTGAGCTATCGCCCCAATCCACGTTTGCAGAATAAGAATAACCTGTTTTAGTCGGTAAAGTAAAAGTATCATCAACTCCGCTAGTTTGGATTGTAACATCAAAAGAATCTACGGGCGCAACCATCACCGCCCCCTTATTAGCAACTCGTCTGTAAAAGTTTATGCTCACTATAATATCTCCTGCTTGATTGCGTTGATTTCTGCCTCTGTGAATATTGCCATTGCTTGCATTGCTGTTGGGTCGGTAAGATTGACCGTTCCACCTGCTCCAGCTAAGTGTATCATTACCTTAGTATTTGACATGATAGTATCTAGCTTATCGGCTAAATTAGTAACAGGAGTTTCTAAGCCCTCAGAGTTGCTTGCATCAATAGCCTCACACGCAAATGCTATATCCCTGACATTAAAAGACGTGATAAGCGACTTCTTATAATCAATCACCACTTGTTTTTCCTCTGCGGTTTTCTCACGAACAGTCGTATCTACAAGTATCGGGTCTGCTGGAATACTAGAAGCAAGCTTATAGCCTCTTACTGTGTACCCTGTAGCGGTTAATGCTTCAATCTGTGAACGACTAGGCGAAATAAGTTTTTTGTAAGTCTGCTCTACTCCATCGCCTTTAAACGCTATTTGATAATATTTTACTTTTTCCATGATTAAGCCCTCAAGTTTTTTAAATAGTTTTGTTGTATTTCGCCAGCGGATAATGCACGGTTGCATATTTGTGTTCCTGCTATTAATCCAGTATATGCGGCTGGTGAATATCCTGTTGCTTGTCCTAATAGTAAATCGTAATCCGTTGTGTAATCTGGTGTTACAGTTCTAGTAGTTGCTGTTCCAACTTGTTCGCCATCAATATACATTCTCACATTAGTTGACCACGATGCTACAAGTTGATGCCATTCTCCATCATCAAGACTAGTTCCCTCTTTAACTTGTTGAAAAGCACTATTGCTAGCAAACTCCATACCAAAATTACCTGTACCGCCATTGAAAAACAAGTGATAACCGTTACGGTCAGTACCCCAATTAAGTTTGCAAACTATAGCTATGTCAGCACCTAAACTAGATGCTTTTATCCATGTTGATATAGTTCCAGCAGTGGTAAGCCGTAAAGATGCAGATGTTCCATGATTGCTTGAATCTGTACCAGCGTTGCAGTTAAGCCCTTGATTGTTAATGTAGGCATTTCCTGTTAAAGTTCCATCGTTGCCGTTACCTGAATAGTCTTTCCAAGTGCCTGTCGCAGAAACAGAACCAGTATTCATATAATCCCACCAGCCGACTAAGCCTGAGCGGTTTACGGGATGGTGATTTGGTGTTAGCATTTTAGCCATTAGACTACCTCTATTTCGCAAAGTTGGAAAGCAATATCACCAGCGAATGTGCTAGTAGAATCGACATAGACCACGGACTGAACGACATCACCGACTGCAAGCCCTAGAGTTGCAAGTGTAACATCTGCCTCGTATAACTGCGGAGCTGTTCCGCTAGATGGCATTGTATCTGTTCCAATATTTTTAGAAGTAACGCTTGACCATGCCGCATTATCGGTCATGTTTTTCCATTGCATTTTCCAGATAACAGTTTCAGAACTCCAAGCGGTAGAACCGTTTGATACTAATCTAAATTTAAGACTTGTTGTTCCTGTTGGTATTTTAAACTTAGTCAACTGCATAGGCTCGTTACTAGAAGTTGAAAGCAAAGCTACTGAATCAGCGTAATTATCAACATCAAAAGTTATATTTGCTGAATTACTAGCATCCGTAAACGGATTAGTAATTCCAGTTTTAGGATAGACAAAACTTTCGCCTGTGATAGATGAAAGAATCTCACCTCTCGCATTAGCAAGTATATATTCTTTTGTTGGCAATCCATACGCTTGTGTTGGAGGTGTAAAGTTACCAGTTTGCCGAGCAGTTCCTACAGAAAAACGAAACTCGTCCATTTTTCCAGTAAACTTATCTCCCTCTCCATCGGCTATTACCATTGAATAACCCGAAGCATAATTAATACTACTTGCAGTTGCACCCGATGCTACTGATGTACCATTAAGATATAAATTAAAAGCAGTACCATTACGAACAATCATAACTTGATGCCATGTATCAACTGTTAATCCAGTAATATTTCCTTGAGTTAATCTAATTACGCCGTTGCCTGAATTATACGAACCATTATATCCAACAAAGTCCAAACCATTAGTGGCATTTATTCTAAGATGCCACCCTATATCTGCTACCTGATAAGCCTTTGATGCAAGCATCATTGTTCCACTAAGTGCTGAAAAATAAACCTGACACTCTATGGTAAAATTACCAGTTCCAATATCAAAGTCAGCGGAATCTGGATAAGTTACTGATTGACTGCCATTAAAAACTGCGCTATGTGTTCCAAACTTCTTTATTGAAGCATCAAATGTTGGAGAACCTATAGGAGTTGGTGTTCTTCCAGCCGCAGAGCTATCTAAAAAACCAGCGTTATCTAAATGTAATAAAAGTTTTGTGTCAGCATCAACCCCATCTGTATATTTAAACACAATAGGCAATCCTGAATCAGTTTCTATTTGGTCATCAAGGACAGGTATTCCAGTATCACCGCCACCGCTACTAGCTGTTGCCCATGACGGAATACCGCTTGCAAGTGTCAGAACTTGGGCGTCTGTTCCTTTTGGTAATCTTGTAAATAATCCACCTGCGTTACGATAATATATATCGCCAGTCGCATCGGAAGTAACATTTATAACAGGACTGGTTAAGGTTTTGTTGGTCAGTGTGTCGGTAGTTGCCTTACCGACTAAAGTATCAGTAGCACTAGGTAATGTCAAGGTATAATCAGTAGCAGTTGCGTTTGCGTTTGCTATTGCAGTTACGCCAGTCGAACTGCCCTTTACCGCTAGTTTGCTTGCATCAAATGTTTTTAGCCCTGTAACAGTTTGAACACCAGCCAAGACCATATCTCCTGTACCTGCTGGAGCTGTTATCCACGTTGGCGAACCTGTTACCATAGATAGAATATAACCGTCTGTGCCACCAACTAATTTAATTGCCGCCCCACCTGTATCGCCTATTATCATATCACCAATAGCAGTCATTGGATTTGCGAGTGCCGCTATCCATTTTAACCCTGTTGTTTCTGTGCTATCTGCTGATAAGACTTGTCCATTAGTTCCGACCGCTAAACGTGTATCGACTGTACTGTAAGTGAATACATCGCCTTTAGTTGTTAATGGGCTTGCAGAACCGCCCGCAGGAGTTATATCAAAATACCAATTATCTATGCCATCTTGAGTTAGTACCCAAGAATCATATTGATTAGATACCGCTACGCTTCCACCGTCAACACCGTTCATAGTAACGCCTGAAACCGCTGTAATCGTTGTAACGCCTGTTCCTATCTGCTTGCCTATGATACTTGCAAAGTCTGGTAGAGCTTGTGTTGCATTTAGAGCAACTGTAGCGACATTAGCAGAGGCACTACTCATTGTTATCATCTTGCCGTTATCTGCTGGTACATAGGTGTAAGCGGCTCCTGCTTGGTCTTCAATAGTTAATACGCCACCAGCATTATCATCAACGTACTTTTTAATAGATTGCTGGCTGGCTAGTTTTGTGGCACTATCACTTGCCATATCATCTTCATCAAGAAAAGCATCACCTGTAATGGTACCGTTGAATACAGGGCTTGTCAAGGTCTTATTAGTCAAGGTATCAGTAGTTGCTTTACCAACAAGCGTATCAGTAGCAGATGGTAACGTCAAGGTGTATGATGTCGCCCCAGATACAACAGAGGCGAAATAAGTTACTCCAGTCGAAGTTCCTTTAACTGCTAATTTAGATGTATCATAAGTTTTTAATCCTGTTACACTCTGAACATCTGCAAGGACCATGTCCCCACCACCAGCAACCGTATCATATAATAATTTTGCAGATGGGTATTCGACATCAGTTGAAGCACCCGAAATGGAAGTTACCTTATTGGATGAATCTTCTGCCGTGAAGCCTAGATCATCTTGTTTATTATTAAAAGTATTCCAATCAGCAGAAGTAAGATAACCTGATTGTCCAGTTGCGGCAGTCTTCACCAATATTGTAACATTACCAAAAGTGGCTTCAGTTCCACCTGTAATAGTTAATATGTTAGAAGTGTTTTCTGTCAGGTTTCCCAAACTCGCCGCCTTCAGATATAAGGCATCAGACTCTACTTTGGTATAATAATTCCCATCTGCCGGAGCAGGAATGACACCTTGTTCTTCTCGTACATTAAAACAAAGGATTTCAAATTGGGAGACAAATTTTAAAACGGCGGAACCATCTCTGATTTGCATTTCAAAACCACAATCTTGAATAGTTTGATTACTGCCTACTTCTTCATCAAACTTAGAACTATCAGCTGATATGGTTATTAAAAATCTACCTGTGGCTTGATCCGTGCTGTCTATAGAGGAGGCACTTGCTAGAGGGGTGTCTGCTACTTTGCTCACATCATTTGTTAAATAAGAATAAGTGAGAGTGGCTGAAACCGTAAAGGTGTAGGTGGTGCCTGATAGTGTAAAGGCTGTATAATCAACACTTTCAACTTCTCCTGAACTGTTCTTTAATTGTATGAGCCCTGTTGGGTTAATATATTCCCCAGTAGTTATCTCCATTATAATGGCAGATATGGCGCCGGAAAGGTCTCCGCCTAAAGAACCTGCGATATAATGTTTCCAGTTATTATCTATAGTGGAAGATGGTGATATTGTCTGCCCTGCAAAGCCAGTAAAGAGATCCGCCACATCATCCGTATTAATTAGATTTAGATCTACTATAATTGTTTCATTTTTAAATATGTAAGGAACTTTATCATTACCTAGAGCTTCACCATCAGCGTCAAAGATTCCTCGAGTATTGTAGTTTTGATAAATCTTGTATATTCTAGGTTCCATTTATTTGCTCCTTTTTTATAATATATTACAGTTCTTTAAATTTACAACTATTACCACTACATTCTTTAGAACTATGGCTTTTTCTATCACCTGCCATTATATCGCATATTACAGTTTTAGGGCTTCCGCATGGCTTACACTCTTTACCGAAAAACTTACTTGTGTATTCACCGTGTTTGCATTGATTAGGGTCTATCCCTTTTCTCAGCATCTTTGCTTTATCTAAAAGCATTTGCGCTGTCTTTTCGTACTGCTCTGCTATTTTAATTAGTGTATTCATAGTCTATACCGTATCGCAGTTGTAAGGTGTACAATCTCCGCCATTATCTAAGCAATTTCCTAAATCAACACATGAAATATAAATAGCACTATAATTCCGAAAATAACCACATTGACCATTTCCTGTTGCACTACAAGTATCAAATACAGAGCTAGTCGACCTAACAATACCATACGATCCGTTATCACTAGCTATAAAATTATTAAAAATACAAATGGTACATTTATAAACTGCCGACCCAGAATAAAACAGACCGCTAGAATCAATAGTGGTATTTCTTCCTATACAATTTGTTAACGTGCAATTATCTAATATTCCATAACCTACACGCAAACAACTATCAGCAATGCAATTAATTAAAATAGCACCACTAAAAAGATAAAAACCTATAACGCACTCTTTTATTAAACAGTTTTCAACTATTCCACCACCACGTAAACCCGAAAACCCTAGATTGCAATTTTTAATATTAATTGTTTTTATTTTTGTAGTAGTTATATCGTTTCCATTTATACCTGTACTAATGCCATTACCATCAAGCCAAACATCACCTATACCTTTCAAATAATTACAATCGCTTAAAACTATTCCGGCAGGATAAGTGTCTGATTCTCCATATCCCTGTATGTCTATTTCTTTTTTAGGATTAGCATCTATAGCGGTCTGAATATCAGTATAAGCATTAGCCCAAGTTGAGCCGTCGCCCAACCCACCGACTACGTTTTTATCAACGTATGCAATAGTACGCCCGACAAAGGACGGACAGCCACACGGGCATTCGTCATTTTCCGCAAGCAGTCCGTTATCACAGTATACTTTTAATCCGTTTTCTCCATACCATGACATTAGCATACCCCCGTAATATCTATTCTGTAAGGTAAAGGCATATCAGAGAAGGCGACTATCTCTCCTGTTTCAAAAAGAACCACACTCTTTAATTCATACTCTGTGCCGGCGGTGTATGTTGGGAAGGCTGTTAATACTTCAAAGGTAACGGTTGCTGAAGACAGAACACCTGAAGTATAGGAGCCTACTGATTTTCTAAATATATAACAATCTTGAGAAATAGCTAACTCAAAGACTAGAACAGCTTGGGCATTCAATTTATTACATTGGACATAACCACAATTGGTATCATCTTGATCCATACCATTCTCAATCCTAATTTCAGTAGAAGAGGAAAAGGAGGTTTTGAAGTAATTACGATCCAAGGTTCCGCCTGGATACATTTTTGGATTCATGTTAGGACCACCATGCTCTTTCTTGACATGGTAAAAAGAATCTCTTATCGCCCTTTTGGTGTTTTCTGTGGCTATGACAAGGTTCTCCATTATTTAATGTCCTCCTTTGGAAAGGACAAGACACCCCAATTCTTCATAAAAACATCTGGGAAGAGTCCATAATGCTCATCTCCCACTGTTCCGCCAGAAGGTAAAACAACCCCGCTTGCATTAACAAATCTAGGAGTGGACACATGAAGGCTGGTGTCATTTTCATCAAAGAACCCATACACACCATTTCTTAATTGGATGGGTCTTATCTTTGAGTCCTTCATATGAGTGTATCCTTGATATGCCAACTCTTTCCAAATCTCTTTATGGTAGTCTTCAAACAATGGTTTTACAACCCAATAGTATGTCTTACGACTTCCAGCACCTACAGAGAAAGCTGTTTTGGTTACGGAAAGAGATCTGAGGAGAAGAGTGTATCGAGGATAGGTAACTCCTAAAAGCTTCATACTATTTCTATTCATTGTATTTTCATACAGTCTTTTCCAATCATATTCAAAGTCTTTAAGACGATATGTAAAAGAGATTAAACCATGACCTTCTATCGTGGACGCTAAGAGCACCTCCCCTGTGACCGGATGAATTACCGGCTTGGTTGGTTTAAATTGCTCATCTCCGTCCTGATACGCTTTCTTCATAGGAGATTCCACCTCTCTTGTGGTGTAGCTTATATCAGTAGGATCCATCTTCCAGGGCTTCTCTCCTATAGAGAGGGGAGACATGTCTAATCCAGGGTTTGAAGAATAGTGGACAGTTACAATAAAGAACCCATCTATCTCACTTCCTTCGTCCTTTTGTGGAGCATCTACATTTCCAGCATACAAACCTGTTATGGTAGGGTGGAACGCTCCTGATGTTGGTATGTTACTATCATTTATAATTTGTGAGGGGTCAGTGGCGTCATCAAGAAAATAAGAAAGATTTCTTTCTGCGGTTATCTGGCCTGATTGACGAGAGGATGAACCCTGTCTTTCACCTTTATATGTAATACTCATTATACAACAACCTCCCCTCTCCCATACGGTGATGGTTTAGATGAATTATCCGCTGTCTTTCTAGTATTCTTAGCGGTAGCTTTTGAAGCTATTAATATTTGATTTTGAAGTTTAACCTGCTGTTCTGCCTTAAAAGCTTCCATTGTACCTTTAACCAAAGCCATCTCAAGTGTTTGCTCTTTCTTTTCAGAAGAAGTATATCCTCCACCTACGGTCATTCTATTCTTTTGTTCATCTTTTATTTTCTCTTCAAGTTTCTTTTTAATGTCTTCCATTTCTTTTGGATTCATAGCCTCCGCCATTGCCTTTTTGTACCACTCAGCTATGGCTCTGAACTCTTTCTTATAATCATCCAAGCCCTTATAATCCGGGTGGAATACAGTTGGGAGATCTACATTAAATTTATTGGCTTGTTCATCCCATATTGCTCCCATGTCTGTATATTTAGGTTGGAATATAACTGGAAGGTCAAGCTTAATACCCGCCGCCGCCTGTTCCCATTGTTTTCCAAAATCAGCTAGTATGCCTGAAAAGTTTGTCTTCTTAAGTCTGATAGCGTTCCAAAGTTCTTTAAATAAATTACCAAACGCTTTTCCAATGTCTAACACAAAAGCCTTAGTCATTTTCCAAGCGGCGGCAAAACCTAAGCCCACGGCATCTATAATCCATTCAACCACAGATGCTATATTTTTACCGGCGGTCTCTAAGACTGTCCATATGTTCATTCCTAATGCTTTTATCAATGCCCATGCTCCAGAAAGACTTGCACCTATGACTTCAATTACATATCTCCCAATTTCATATAAATTTTTACCGGCGGTACTCAATACGGTACTTACATTATGACCTATCATTTCAAAGGCTAGTTCCATGTGTTTCATTACTCTTTCAAATACCACTAAGAGTGATCTCCAAAAAACCATAACCACAGCCATGTGAGGAAAGAGGTCAGTGAAAGCTTCTTGCATGGTCTGGATTCCTTTTATTATATCCTTCCACATACCGCTGGATTTTAATCCTCGTTTGAACCCTGCCCATGCTCTCTTAAGAATATAAAAAACACCTGCCAATATAGTTCCGACGACGACTATCTTAATCATGACAGGAATCATGGCTCCCAGGGTGGCAAGAAGGAATGGTATAGCTAATTGCATGGCTATGATACCTAAAGTGATGGTACCAATTATAAATACTATAGGTCCTATCAGCGCCAGGACCACACCTGACCACACTATAATTTTCTTCATCGTCGGACTCAGGTTCATGAAAGCTTTCCCCAACTTCATAACCCAATTAGCCAGAAGCCTAACACCCGGCGCCAGGACTTCTCCTATTTCTTTAGAAACAACTTTCAAATTCTGCCAAAGTCTTTTCATTTGATAGTCCAAGGTGGCGGCCATTTTTAGAAACGCCCTTTCAGCAGAACCCGTCCTTCCTTTCATAAGTTTCATGTCTTCTAAGAAACCGTCCATATGATTTAAAAGTGGGGCTAGGGCACGGATGGCTCTCCTGTTACCAAATAGCTTTCCAAGTAAGTCAATATTGACTGTTTTCAATTTCCTAAGAACCTTTTCTAACCCCATGGCTTGTAGAGTAGATGCTTTTAAATCAAACCCTAAAACCTTTATAGCAGTCTCTCTGGCTTCTTTCGGAGCATTAAGGAATGTCTGAAGAACCGCATTTAAAGCGGTAACAGCAAGCCGAGAACGGATACCATGTCTTGTCATGGTGGAAAGGGAGGCACCCACTTCTTCTAAGCTTACACCTAGCAGAGCGGCGTTGGAAGCAACCATACCAACAAAAGGAGCCAGCTCACCAAACGTCGTGACCCCTCGTCTTACTATCTTAAACAGCAAATCTGAAACGTCTGCGGCTCTTTCTGCTTTAAGACCATAAGCATTTATAAATGTAATTATAGGTTTCATGGCTGTCGCGGTGTCTGTCAATCCTGCTATACCGGCTTTGGTTGCTACTCTCACAACCTCTAAAGCTTTGGCTGGTGCTATGGTTGCTGAAAGAACATCATATAATCCTCTAGCTAAATTCTTAGTGGACTCACCAAACTTCATTGACATGTTCAGAATTCCTTTAGAGAATCTTTTCATATGATCCGCAGGCTTATCCAACATAGTAGAGACCTCCGCCATTTGCTTTTCAAATGAAGCGAAAGTTTTTACAGAAGCAACACCGAGAGCCAGTAAAGGTAGTGTGATGTATCTTGTCATAGCTCTTCCTATCTGTTGCATCTTACGAGCCATCGCTTGGGTCTTCTTCATCACTTTGGTCATCATTCGTTCATAGTGTTGAGCATTGCCTCTTATGTGTACAACTAAATCACCTATGTTTATTCCGAACATCCTTTCCTCCATTAACTAATGCAAACCACTTATTCTTTGACTTCAGCGTATTTGATACTATCTTTTCTTCAACTTCAAGGGCTGTCATGTCTTCTATTTCTCTGACAGGTTCTTTTGTGTCAGAAAGGAACTTGAGGAGAAAATCATCTAAAGAGACATCTATCGGCTTGGTTACAAACGATCTTCTAACCTCTGCCGCTATCTGAGCTAAATAATGATCTTCACGACGGAACTCATTTACTTCAATATCTCTCAAGTAAACCATCCATTCTACAAACTCTGAAGAAGTGGTCTTGCTCTGCACTTCTTGTAAGGGGAGGTGAAGGTGGTTGGCAAGCTTATACCAACTCAGCCTTTCTCCCGTTATTCGTTTTTTGCCTCATCCTCAGCATCTTGATCTAAAGCATTCATCACCTGAGCTGTTTTGAATAAAGATGTTTGGGTTTTGGTAGGCCATCCTTGGATAGTATGTTCATCCACCTTATCTCCATTTTCGTCAATCATACAACGACTCAGAAGACCAGCCTGTAAACCATCAAATGATTTAAGACCAATGACTTTACCAGAACCACTTAGTTTCATCTTATTCCCAATTGTGTTCAAATAAGAATCTCTTTCTTTCCCATTCATTTCGCGGAGAGTGTATTTAGTTTCAACACCTTCCTTGTTGTTCAAAATGACTGGTACTTCTTCCCGATCAATTGTTAAAATAATAGTTTCCATTTTTTAATCTCCTTTCCTTTATTATTTGTTTATGCTACAACAGGAGCAACTTCTACGCCTGTGGCATTCTGATTTGAAGGTATGATTTTACCTTCTGCTGTTGGTTGCTCACCTTCCGTGTTAGCTCCTGGAGTAAACTCATCCAACCAGCCCCAAAACTGCAAAGTAGAAGAGTCTGGGAATGTGACAGTGATTAATTGATTTTCATTAATCATTGTTACAATATCCGTATAAGCGGCAACATCATAAGCATATGTGGCTGAGGACTCTGATAAAGTCTTCAACGACTTAGGTGCTTTGGTTCTCCAAGCTGTATTTCTCATAGTGGTCGTATCAATCTCACCACCACCAGATACTCCCGGAGGAGTAACCTCTTTTTCATAAAGCTTTACACTTGGATAATTTGCGAATGTTAATAAGGTCGAAAAACCATCATCTAATCTACCAGCCATTGTACCATCTCCTTGTTAATTATGCGTTATTGTGAAGAATGCCTACTTTCATTGTGGCCGCGATGATTCCATCGTGAGACACATAGACGCCTTCTATTTGATCACCAGTAATAGGATTCAAATCTCCGTTCCCATCTTCCCACTCCCAAGACTTGGCTAATCCCAATTCTTTTTGGTAGTGTTCTGTGGCCCCAGACCCAACAAATACAATCTGACCTCGTTGAGTTGTTGAAAGCAGAATGGCTTCAACAAGAGTTCCTAGTACACTGACATCAAGTAAAGTTGGAACGATTAAAGTTACATCAGATAATGCAGAAGGAAGATCATCTCCGCTTCCGGCATCTATTGTAACTAAAGCCCCAGCCACTACCGTGACATTCATTCCGCGACGACTACCACCAGACCAATAAAGATCTACTCTATCATCTACTTCAAATGAATGGCCGCTGTCTTCTATTGTGATGACGCCTGTATCAGCATCAGTTCGAGTAGATAAAGAACCCACCTCACCAATAGCTACACTCACATCATGCACAATCATTCCATCTGCAGAAGGGCTTGAAGCTTGGTTGAACGTTATGTTCCCCAAACTCATACTCTTTTGCACCGATCCTGTAACACTCATACTTACCTCCTATATTTCGGTTATTGTTGCCGTAAAGTTCACGGAGCATAAAAATAGTCTTGTTTCTGGCTCTACACCCATGGGTAAAATGGATGAGAAGCGTGATACGTTGTTGATAAGGTACGAAGTATTGTCTTTCATTGTAACGGACTGTCTTATCACAGAAGACAAGCTATCTGCCGCCTCTGTGGCTTTCTGGAAACTTGTTTCAAAGTCTCTGCTTCTTACTCTTATCTGCAAGCCTGGATGTTCTATAACTTCACCGGTTCGCATAATACGCCCATCATTCATACCTTGTGTGTCTGATAAAGCGACGGCTTGCTGAACATCTTTACCTCCAGGGAGGTGTGAAATGAATCCAGGCCATATCGCTTGCTTGGAAGGGGTTTCTATAATCCCTTTTCCCATCAGATACTTTGTTAAAATTTGGGCTGTGGTATGTTTCATCCTAATCTTTTAAATCCTTTCTTTGTCTCTTCGGTTATAATACTAACTATCTGAGCAATGCTCCTTTTCACCGGATCCTCAAGAAACTTGGATTTCTGTCCTGGTCCTCTTGAGTGTACCTTACTAAGTGGATTGGCTATCTCTTTCGCATAGGCCGCATTAAAAGCTTCACCATGTAAATTATCCATGTTCTCATGCACAAAGATAGAATAGGCGGCGGTGTAACCTATGGCTATTATAGCATTAAATCCTTTTCCAGTTCCTTCATTCCTGGTAAACCCAGAAGCCTTTAATGGCCCAAACTCAACAGGAACTTCTTTTTGGGACTTCCTTAATACCATGAGCCCGGATATCTTCATACCTCTCTCACAGCCTGCACCACCTAGGGGATATGAACGACGCAGGTTCCCTATGACTCTAGAAACACCTGTAACTTTTATAATCATCGTTCAAACTCCTTTATTTTAAATAAGCGACCCTTATGTACTGAGAACCTTTGATATCTGGAACCTTATCAAACCTCAAGATTTCAAAAGCACCCGCGTTCTTTGTGGGCTCATTTACATGCTCAACATCTGCTAACTCACCTTTCATTAAAACACCACCTAAAACTACATCTGACTCAACATTGACAGCGGTCCGAGAACAAGCAATGGTGCCATCTTTCTTTATAACTTCTTGCTGTTGATCTACCCACCTGCACTTTAACTCTACAGCTGGACCGAATGAAGGCTGACCAAATTCATCAAACTCTCCTGTGGACCAATAAACACATTTCTGTTTTAAAATTTTAGTTATAATTCTCAAAGATCAGCCCCATATTAATTTTACGGCCATAATAACAACGGCGGTGGTGACACCTGTACACACGGTTACGATAAACCCTATTTTCATATCACTTTTATTTTTATCATTTTTGTGGTGCTTATCACAAAGAGATTTTATTGTGGCATGACCATACTCAACATCAGACAATCTCTTTACTACACCTCTACCGTCTTTGTCAAATAACTCATTATGTATATCTTTGACACTTGACTTAACTTGTCCTACCGAGCCCTCAATCCTTCCTATGGCTCTGCTCATTTCGTTTAAAGTTGCCTGTTCCATCTTTCTTCTCTCCTTTATGCTTCGATTTCAGTTCCTAGCCAAGCGGCTCCAACTGTTTTTCCAGCTTTGCCGTCCAAGACGGATGTGTTCCATCTTGCCAACCCTCCTGTGGTATCTATATTCATAGCCGTTTGACCATACATGGAACAGGATAAACCAAGACTCAATTTATATTGAAAAGATTGACTTGCTCCTGTCGTTCCTGTTACCGCCTCATTAGAAGAACGCATATCTCTAATGGTTACAAAATGAGCGGCTAACCATGTTTCAACAACCTCACCCACATCATCATCTATGTCTAAACAATGTTTCGTGACCATAATATTAGCGGCGGATATAAATGGATCCAAATTCGTGATAGACTCATCTATGTCAATGATTTGTCTAACTAAAGCATCTGTGGTCCTTGCCATCCTGTACTCCTTATATGATCCTGCCAATCTATTTTAGGATATAAGTCCCAATTAGATTGAGGGTTAAGATTAATTACTTCTACTTCTGCCCAATCCTTCTTACGATAACCATCTGCCCTTTGCAGAGCATCTTTATATCTCTTGTAATGAACTTTACTTGGGGTGTCTAAAAGGTTTGTATGCCAATTAGATTCTCCTTTATCCGACAAGCTCATATCAAAGCCGATAAGGTAAATCTTTGAAGCCCCTAATATCAAAGCCAGGTTAATTGCGACTGACCCTGTATTACCATTCCATCCTAGAGCTTCTTTAAAATAACCTGACTCCTCTCTGGGAGCCCAAATAACTCTTTGCTCATCTTTCATATTTGGAGTATTGGTGAAGACGGGGTTCTTAAAAGAAAGAAACTCTGACTTCTCATTGTGATGTGCCCACCACTTCTTATCTCCAAACACTAAAACATCTACCACCTCTTCCCCAAGTAAGTATGCATCATTACAGCCTATAGTTTTGACTGATTTTAAAAAGGATAGGGGAAAGTCCTTTAAACTAGGGCCGCCCCCTATCACATATACATCTTTACCGTTCCAGAGACCTTTAGGTGGCCAATCCACTCTTTATTCCTCGCATTGAGAATTAATGAATGGAAGAACTTTGGCTTTCGTCAAGCCTTCTTCATTAAGAGCCTCGGTAGCATCATCTATATCATAGACGAAGTATTTCCGTTTTTTCTTAAAGACATGCAAGCCGGTATCTTCTGGATCATACTTAAAATCACCATTAGCTAGTTCTCCGCGGTCTTTCGCAGTATCTTCCACATTATCAGCGTCTTTGTCGACGTCCGGAGTATCCGGAGTATCGTCTGCTTTAGGAGCTTTACCTTTGCTGATACGTTCGAAGCGATCTGGAAATATTTTGTCCAGCTTATGTGGAGATTCGAATTTGTCACCTGTTCCATGTAAAGTCCCGTCTTGACTATGAGACCCTTGAAGTATTTTGAACTTTTCCATTTTTCCTTTCCTTATAGTAATGAGGGAGGTTTTACCCTCCCCCTAGGTTTATCTGCTTTATGCTACAGACCCATGAACAATACCTGTTCGACTATTGAAGTCTGATCTGATCTGAGGACAAAGGATTGCCATGACTTTGAAGTTGATCAACATACCGCCGTGGCTTTCCCACTGAACAGTTGTTACATCCATTCCATTTACGACGCGGGCAACATCCTGAGTCATCTGCACGAGTACCAGATCATATCCACTGAGGCGATCCAACATACGAACAT